GAACAAGAAGAAATAGCGAAAAAGAAACACGAAGAATGGAAGAAAAAACAAGCACTCAAAGAAAAAGAAGAATACGAACGATTAAAGAAAAAATTCAAAGATCAATAATGCCGCAGTTCGACACTACTATGAAATTGAGTATTATAACACATGTTGTCAAGGAACACCTGCCGGCGGCTTGATGCATAAGGGTTTTGGGGTTTTTACACTATGGTGAAGGGGGAAAAGAATGTATCCATTTTATGTGAAAGATAAAAGAGTATTTTCGTTCTCTTACAAACCAAGAAAGGGTGGAGTTGTAAAGGATGATGATACTGGTAAGTGGTATGAAATTCTAAATGTTGATGAAGGGCGAGGGCGAAAGGTATACGGTAAAGAAACTTACAATATGGATAATGCAAATTGGCGACCAATGTAATGTCACAGTTCGACACTAATGCGAACTGGAAATGTAAATGGAGGTAAATTATGAAACTTAGAAAATATCAGCAAGAATCACGTGTAGCCATTCAAGATGAATGGCAGAAAGGAATAAAACGTACCCTGTTGGTTCTGCCGACAGGGTGCGGCTAACCGGTAAGACAATCGTATTCAGCATGGTTATCAACGACCGTGTCAAGCTAGGCGAGCGTGTCCTTGTCCTGGCACATCGTGGTGAGTTGCTTGACCAGGCAGCCGACAAACTCGCCAAGTCTACCGGCTTGAAATGTGCAACGGAGAAAGCAGAGCAAACATCAATTGGCAGCTGGTATCGTGTTGTCGTGGGAAGCGTTCAGACCCTCATGCGAGAGAAACGGTTAAGCAAATTTGATCATGATTTTTTCGACACAATTATCATCGATGAAGCTCATCATTGCATATCAGACGGCTATCAGCGCGTTCTGCAACACTTTGACCAAGCTCAAGTGTTAGGTGTCACAGCAACCCCAGACAGATCAGACATGAAGGATCTGGGCACATACTTTGAAAGCCTAGCCTATGAGTATTCATTGCCGCAAGCGATTAAGCAAGGATTCCTAACGCCTATCAAGGCGCTAACCATACCGTTGACTATTGATTTATCATCCGTTGGACAACAAGGCGGAGATTATAAAGTTGGTGAGTTGGGGACGGCACTGGATCCTTACCTAGAACAGATCGCAGCTGAAATGTGGCGAACAGCCAAGGAACGGAAGATTGTTGTGTTCCTGCCGCTTGTCAAGACAAGTCAAAAATTTACGGAATTATTAAATAAAGTCGGCTTTAAGGCTGCCGAAGTTAATGGAGAATCAGAGGACAGAAAAGAAATACTACAAGATTTTGATGATGGGAAATACAACGTCCTCTGTAATTCGATGCTACTAACAGAAGGATGGGATTGCCCATCTGTTGATTGTATCGTCATGCTTCGAGCAACAAAATCACGTGCTTTATATTCCCAGTGTGTCGGGCGCGGTACCCGGCTATCACCTGGTAAAAAGGAATTACTGTTGCTTGATTTCCTGTGGATGACAGAACGACACGACCTGTGTCATCCTGCCCACCTCATTGCATCAAGCGATGAAGTTGCCGAAGCGATGACGAAACAAATTGAAGAAGCTGGTGCACCGGTTGACCTGCAGGAAGCGGAACAAACAGCTGCGGAAGATGTCGTTGCTCAGCGTGAGGAAGCACTCGCGAAACAACTTGCTGAAATGAAAAAACGCAAGCGCAAGCTCGTTGATCCGCTGCAGTTTGAAATGTCAATTCAAGGTGAGGACTTATCAAGCTACAAACCAAGCTTCGGTTGGGAAATGGCGCCGCCAAGCAACGATCAAGTTAAGAAGCTTGAGAAACTCGGCATCTTGCCGGACGAAATCGACAACGCCGGCAAAGCGTCGAAGCTGCTCAATAAACTTGATCAGCGGCGTGATGCAGGATTGACAACACCTAAACAGATCCGCTTTCTTGAAGGACGCGGCTTTCAGCACGTCGGCACCTGGTCGTTTGAAAGCGGGCGGAAAATGATTGACCGCATTGCTGGCAGTGGCTGGCACACGCCGAAAGAAATTAATCCGAGCGAGTACAAGCCTACAGCAGAATCTAATCAGCCGATAGGATGGTAATGAACAGTAGATAGATAAAGCAAAGGAGGAACAATGATGTACGGAGTTAAGCCAAAAGAATACCATTGCAAAAAATGCGGTCATTATCAGTATGCAGATGGTCTATGTACAAAGTGCGGAAAAGAAATAACTGATGAAAGAAAACGATCGCTTACATTCTGGGAACGCGATTATGGTCTTGAAATGAGTGTAACAAAAGATGAATTTGCCAAAATGATAGCTGAACATAGCATTAAAAGTGTAAATTCATCAGGTAAGAAATGGATTGAACTTGCAAAGCTGATGGACATGCAATAAGAAAGGACAAGCATATGGAAACGAAAAATAAAGTCGACATCATCAAGCTGCTTGACTACATCGACCCGTCGACACTTGATTATCAGGAATGGGTAGATGTCGGCATGGCGCTTAAGTCAGAAGGCTACACCGCTAGTGACTGGGATAACTGGTCAAAATCTGACATGCGCTACCATCCGGGCGAATGCTTTAAGAAGTGGGCTTCTTTCGAGGGTAACGGAATTACCGGCGCGACCATCACGCAGATGGCTAAAGATAACGGCTGGGAGCCGCATCGCCATACAGAAGATCGCGCGCTTGGTTGGGATGACGAAATCAGTAGCGATGATGATTATATCGTCGTAGATAAAAACTGGATTGAAGGGCAAGAAATCCAAGAACCGGCCAACTGGAATCCGGTACGCGAGATCACTAGGTACCTGGAAACACTCTTCGAATCGACGGAAAATGTCGGTTACGTGACGGAAGTCTGGCATGACGATGAGAAAGACAAGTACATGCCGACGAAAGGAAGCTTCGACCGAACAGCCGGAGAATTGATCCAAGCGCTTAATCAATGCAACGGTGATATCGGTGCCGTACTCGGCGATTACAAGCTGGAAGCAGGCGCGTGGATTCGGTTTAATCCACTTGATGGCAACGGAGTTAAGAACGACAACGTGACCGATTTCCGGTACGCGTTAGTCGAATCGGACACAATGGATCTCGAAAAACAGAATGCCATCATGCGCGAACTGGAATTACCAATTGCTTGTCTCGTCTACAGTGGTGGAAAAAGTATCCATGCCATCATCAAAGTTGATGCTCCAAACTATGACGAATACCGCAAACGTGTAGATTATCTGTACAACGTCTGCAAGAAGAACGGCATAAACATCGATAAGCAGAACCGCAACCCGTCTCGGCTATCCAGGATGCCTGGTGTCGAACGGAACGGCAAGAAGCAGTTTATTATCGACACAAACATTGGCAAAGCAACATGGGAAGAGTGGAATGAATGGATTGAGGGTGTCAACGACGATCTGCCGGATCCGGAAGGATTATCCGATTACTGGGATCACATGCCCGAGCTGGCACCGGCGTTAATTGAAGGTGTGCTCCGCCAAGGGCATAAGATGCTGATGGCCGGTCCAAGTAAAGCCGGTAAGTCATTTGCACTGATTGAGCTGTCCATAGCTATTGGCGAAGGTGTGAATTGGCTCGGGTGGAAATGTACGCAAGGTAAAGTATTGTACGTCAATCTCGAACTCGACCGAGCAAGCTGTCTGCATCGATTTAAAGACGTGTACGGAAAGTTAGGACTGAAGCCTGATCACATCGATAATATCGACATTTGGAACCTTCGTGGAAAGTCCGTGCCAATGGACAAGTTGGCACCGAAGTTGATTCGGCGTGCAATCAAGAAGAATTACATCGCGGTCATCATTGACCCGATTTACAAGGTGCTGACTGGTGACGAAAACAGTGCAGACCAGATGGCACATTTCACCAATCAATTCGACAAAATAGCCACGGAACTAGGCTGTAGCGTGATCTATTGCCATCACCACAGTAAGGGTGTACAAGGCGCGAAACGGTCAATGGACAGGGCATCGGGTTCCGGTGTATTTGCTCGTGATCCGGATGCGTTACTGGATTTGACGGAGCTCGATTTGACGGACGAATTGAAGAAGCAGCAGAAGGACAGAGCTATATGCAAAGTCTATGAATCTTTCTTTATCAAGTACGCTCCGGATTATATGGATGAGCATATTGGCCAAGATGATCTACTTAGTGCGGCACAAATGAGAAAGCACTCTGAGAACGCTTTGAAGCCGCATCATGACGAACTGAGACAAGCACTAAGTCAAGCAATAGATGTCGTCAAAAACCGTACGGCTTGGCGTGTAGAAGGCACGCTCCGAGAGTTTGCCAAGTTTGATCCGGTCAATATATGGTTCGGCTATCCCGTTCATCAGCTGGACGACGTGGGCGTGCTCAATGACATTCAGCCGGAGGCAGAACAGCCTGCTTGGAAGAAAGCGGCAGGAAAGCGTAAACCTAAAGATCAGAAATTAAAGGAACGTAATGAAGCGTTAGAGGTAGCTTTCTCTGCTTTGGACGGAGACAACAATCCGATAACGGTTGACGCCTTAGCTGAATATATGGGAATCACCAAACGCTCTGTGTGGAACAGGATAAAAGATCATGATGAATTCGACACAAAAAGGAATCCAGATGATAAGCAAAGTTATGTTTCAAGAAAACAAGTGTGAAGAAAAAAACATGAACTTTTCTTCATAGTAAAATTTCTCACTGTGAAGAAAAAAACATATTATACGTTATTTTCTTCACGAGAAGATTATGTGTGAAAAAAACATAACTGAACGATATTTTCACGTGCAGAAAAAAACACTATATAAATATACATTTATTTTCTTCACACTTGCGTGTGTGTCTGCGTGGATGTAAAGTCGTGCGTTAGCTATCGCACGACGACATTCACACGCACAGGCAGACACTAGGAAAAAATTTCAAAATCAAAAATTAAAGGTGTTGACAAAATATGGTAACTGAATTTTTCATGCCGATGAAAAAAGTTCCGACGACCACGCATCAGCAAAAACAAGTCCATGTGATTAATGGCAAGCCAGTGTTTTATGA